TGGTGACTTTGCGATTTGGTGAAAGGCCAATAGAACACTTCGTGTATGAGTTATGCAACGAAATCCGACAACGCGCTTCGTGAAGACCCCCCAGGCCAATGGAAGTTGGCAGAAAGCCTGTGGGAGATCAGAGAAGAAGCAAGGAGGGACACAACAGCACGACCACAAATCATCAGCCGGAAATTCCCGAACAATGCGGAATGGAACCGGTACACGCGGAGTGAACAGGCGCGGATGCTCAGCCTGTGGCGAACTACAACACCAAGTGGCCCAACTACGAACGTTGGTGACCATGTTGCAGGGCCAGGTTGTGAGATTTCTCAACCGAGACCAACTGCAACCCAACCAGGGGCCACCTCCATTGCACGGGGACAACCAGCCACCACCAAACCCACCACCCGGCGGGTTGGAAGAGGCTGTGAGTCACGGAGAGCAATTAGGAGGGTCTATGACTCGCTCAAGGTCAGGGGGTTCAGTTTCGAACACCTCGCCTTTGAGGCAAGGTTCAGTTCCGCCACGGTCAACCAGGCAAGAGCGTACTACATCCGGGAGACAGAGTTCAGTGAGAAATGCCACTGCGGATCGCGGGCCATCAATCTCGCGGTCGGATCTGAGCGGGTCGTCCGTTACTGTTACCGATGCTACGAGGAAGAAAGACTTGAAACGCCGAGCTGGTTACAAGTCAAAAACTACCCCGTTGTGCGAGATGGTGGCGGCGACGGCAGAGACAGCGATTGATGATGCTGCTGATAAGCCAGTCTTCAACGAGACTTCGACGTTGGTTGATAGAAAGAAGAAGTTGCGGTTCTATCAGGTTAGTGAGAAGTTTGAGAAGAGGTATCGAGAACGTAAGGAACCACGTGAGGTTTTTGAGGAACTTTACTGGTTCTTGTTGTTCGAGTTCATGTTCGTGCCCAGAACGGCCGATTTGCTTAGACAAATGCGTGCCAAGGCAAAGCAGTTCTTTGCGCTGCATGACATGAACGGCATACCGCTGGCGAGGTTATACCAAATGACAGTGTCGACGATATCGCGAGTCATGGATGTCACACAGGACGAAAGAGAGGCCAGAGAGGCCTTGAAGAATAAGGTGGCTGGAGTTGAGCGCATGAAACATGCTAAACTCGTCACTACCGGAAATGCCGGTAACAGCGGTTGGGGCCCGTTCAAGCGGACCTGTCAACTGCCTGTTACTGCTAAGTAGGAATACCGCAGCCTTCCTGCAGTGTGTATGCCCAGGCAACGTCCCATTAAGTTGCTGCCACACTGCAGTCACAGGGCGAAGGCGAGCGCATGTGATGATAAACGCGCATCGTACAAGGTTTTCGACTATGATAGGGAAGATCTAAACCAGAGTGTGGTTTGGACGCATAAAGCATGTGTTTGCAATGAACTAGTGGCTCTGAGAGAGAGACACCAATTGGACACCGGGTTAAGATACACTGCTGGTGAGACTTTGGTCTATGATAATTTCATGCAATTGGTGAGCAGGAATGGTGGACTCCCGACGTTGAAACGTAATACGTTTAGCCAGGTGATTAGCCACTATACAGGTGCCAAGAGAAAAGAGTATGAGCGAGGTGCGGAGAGTTTGGCTCAAGATCCATTAAACAACTTGGATGCTCGGGTTAGAATGTTTTTGAAGGATGACAAGTATCATACTTTTGATTTTAAGGCGCCTAGATGCATACAGTTCCGGAATAAACGGTATGGAATAACACTAGCAAGTTACTTACAGCCGATCGAAGAGTACATCTACTCGTTAGAGGACGAGTCGGGGTCGCGAGTGTTCGCTAAAGGCAGGAATGTGGATGAGCGAGCAAGTGATCTACGACAAAAGTGGGATGACTTTTGCGATCCTGTTGCTTTATGTTTGGATCACAGTAAATTTGATTGCCATGTGAGTGTTAAGTTGCTCAAACAAGAGCATAGGGCCTACCAAACGCTTTTCCCAGGCGATAGGTGCTTGAAACAACTTCTGAAGGGACAGCTTGTTAATAAGGGAAGTACCCGTAATGGTACGGTGTTTAAAACAACAGGAACAAGGATGTCCGGAGACCAGAATACCGGGTTGGGTAATTCAATCTTGAATTACGGAATGCTGGCCGAGTTCGTTAAAGGGGTGAAGGCGCGGTTTTACATCGATGGTGATGATTCTGTAGTCATCGTTGAGAGAGGCCGCGTTTCACAACTTAAACTCGGGGTGTTCAGAACTTTTGGGATGAACACTAAGTTGGAGGTTGTTGATGAATTTGAACACATCGAGTTCTGTCAGAGCAGACCTGTCTGGGATGGTGTTGCTTGGCATATGATACGTAATCCAATGCGTGTCATTGCCAGGCTACCTTGGTTGGTCAAGCGCAATCATTTAAATGTGATTCCGAGGTACTTGAAGAGCGTAGGAATGTGCGAGATGGTACTCAATTTAGGTATACCTGTCATGCAAGAGATTGCACGAACTTTGATCAGTAAAGGTTCAGGAAAGTACATGAAAACCGACCGTCACTATTTGGCAAAATTATCCAAAATTAAGCCTTGGAATGTCAAGCCAGTCCCCATACGCCAAGTGACGAGAGAAAGCTTTGAAAAAGCCTGGGGCATCACCATAGAGGAGCAGATGAAGCTGGAGAAGGTCAGTGTCGTGAAGCCGGAGACGAATGTTGTGGCCATATTGGACCAACATTTACCGTCTGGTTTGACATTGTGAATGTAAAATGGTGGTGAAGAAGCAAAATGGGAAGAAGAACGGGGTTAGGCCCGTTCAAAGAACGCGAGTAAGAAGAAGGAACGGTCAAGGCAGAATGCCCAGAGTTCAAGAGAACGTGCTAATACCTAGTGGTGTTAACAATCGGGCTACAGTTCCTGTCGGCTCCCAGACATACACCCTGTCTGGTGAAGAAGTGGTCAGCACGTACATTGCACCCGCTGCGGCGGTTGCAGGAACCAAGATGTTTAATGTCCAGGTAAGTCACAATTCAGTGGCTCGCTTGGGCTTACTGTCTGGGGGGTTTCAACGCATTAAGTGGCATACTTGTCACTTGCATTTGGTGGCATTGAACGGCTCAACAACAACGAGCGGTTACACTGCTGGATTCTTTGAGGATCCCCAAATCGCTGCACCCCCGGATGGTAGTGCTGTTATCCCAGTGTTAACTGCACTGAGGACAACAGCAGTGAGGCAAAACTGGGTTGAATCTACAACAGGTATGATCCTCAAGTTGGCCGATTTACCGGAGATGTACACTACTCTGGGTTCAGACATTAGACGTTTTGCAATCGGAAGGTACGTTGCTGCACTAACTGGGCCACCAGGTACCAACACAACATTCCAACTGATGTTGAAGTACCATGTGACACTTTCAGTGCCACAAGTGGCGTTGGCCAGAGAGATAGTTGGTGACACATTCACTGTGACAGCCGACGTTTCTCCAGGAACGACGGGGCGTGTTTCACGAACTAATGCACCCCCATTAGCTGCGGTTGCTAGTACACCGGTGTCGTCAACATCACCAGTGCCTCCAGTCGGTGAATGGCTCTGTCCCGGTGGTTCCGGGTTCATGAGTTTGCGGGCTGGAGCTGCTGCGGTGGTGTTTGACCCAACAGGAGAAGGGCTTGATGCATGGGATTCGGCGGTTGACGTGATGGATTTAGTGAGAACCCACATGGCATGGAGAAAGGTTTACAGCATAATTGTTGGTGCTGGCGTAACGAGTTGGGATGATGTGCTTTACCGTACTAGTGAAGCTGCAACACCAACCCGTTGGACAACTAGCCAGTTAACCACCCCGCTACCAGCAGGGGTGGATGGCGCTGGACAAGCTTGGGGTTTCAGCGTACCAGCAAACTTTGCAGGGTTCCTACCTTCACCATATCCGTCAAGTCCAAGTGCGCCCAATTCTTGGCCACAAACCTCGGTACTGGTTCCGATCATAGTATCAGGGTCTGTGTTGCTCAAGGTTGGTTTAACCACGAATGCAGACATTGAGCGGTACGAAAGTGACTGGGAACAACGAATGACAGCCAACCGGATTCAAGAGTTGGAGAACTGCGTGAAGCTTCTAACAGCGGTTGACACAGCGGCGCACCGCAAACCCTAGGAATCGTCTGGATAGACGACTAGGGAGAGGTGTAATTACTCCTAAAATGCTACGGCAGGGGTGGAGAATTAGAAAATACTGAAATAATAGT